CAGCGCAGTCTATAATGGAGAATGGTAAGATGCTTGCTAAAGGCTACCAAAACATTAAAGAAGCTGGCAAAAGCGACGCGCAGCAGTATGCTGACGAGTTTGGGAAGTTTGACCCTCAATTTGCTGCACAACAAGCTAAAACACCCGACCAAGGCGACTTTACAAAAGGTTTGCAGAACAAATGGAATGGGCTATTTGGAGGCTCTAATGGCTAGTTTATACGATGAAAAAGTGCTTGGGGCTAAAGATAGAATTGCTTTAGCTCGCAAATTGCAAGAACAAGGCGACAATGTAGCCGCAGGTCAAATGGTCAGCGGTTGGTACGTCCCTAATACTGGCGCAGCTATCACAGGTGCAATTAAAAACATTATAGGCGGATATAAAGAAGGTAAAGCGCAAGAAGATTTGGATAAAGCAGAACGTGAAAAAACGGCCGCTACCATGCGAATGTTTAACTCGGCAGGTATTCGCGTACCTGAAGAAATGGCTTTGCAAGCTGGAACGCCTGAGCAAAAACCTTCTTGGTGGGATAAAACATCGGCGTTCGTTACGGGTGGAGAACAGCCTCAAACCGTGCCTGCCAAACCTTTAGAGCAAAATGTTGCTCAAAATGTTACACCTGACCAATTTGAACAGCTTGCGCCCGCAATGGCGTTAACGTCGCCAGAGCTTGCGCCTGTGATAACATCTGTTGCTAATAACAGATACACTAGAGCTACTCAAAAAGAGCTTGCAGACGCGCTTAGAACGGATAAACGTGAGCAATTTGATATATCTGAAGAAGGTAGAAATGCTCGCGCCAAAGAAGCCAACGCGCTTCGCGAAACGCTTTCAAGTGAAAGTAACGAAACTCGAAAAGCAATCGCAGCTTTGGTTGCCGCATCCAGACAAAATCAAGGTGGAAACCAAGACCATTATGCGTCTGCTGGCGTAGACCCTTATACGGGAGAGCCTATTACATTTAATAGACAAACTGGGCAACATTTTAAAGCAGGCCCTAACGGAGCGCTTGTCCCATTTGGCAATACCACTGCACCTCCTGCTGTCAATGTTGCGCCTCAACCTACTGGAGCGCCTACTGGAGCGCCTACTGGAATGCCGCCGCAGCCTAACGGTGCTATGGGCGGCGCTTCTGCACCAAGTAATTTTTCACCAGAACAGAATGCTACCTTTAGCCAAATATATCAAAATCAACTTTCTGGTATAACTCCACGAATCAGCTTTAAAATTCAACCCGCCTATTTACAATGGCAAAAAGCAAACGGAATAAACCCTAGCGATATTGTAAGAGGAACAGGAGAGGCAAACGCGGCAAAAAGAACAGAAATAGACTTTAGCTCTGCGGGAAATTCTGGTAAAAACATAATGCGTATTGGAACAGCTGTGCAACATATTGACGTTTTAAAAGACGCCTATAAAGCCTTAGAAAACGGTGATATTCCTGCTGCAAACAGTATATTTAACAAAATAGCCCAAGAAAGAGGGCAAGCACCGCAAGCGACATTTGGTGCTACGGCGCAAATGGTTGCGCCAGAGATTGCAGCGGCGGTATTAGCTGCTGGCGGAGCATCGGCGCTTGGTGACCGTCAAGATTATAAGGCGCTACTTAACGGCAATATTTCACCCGCGCAGTTTAAAGGGTTGGTACAATCGTTTGATAGTTTGTTTGGCGGCCGAGTTAAAACACTTGCAAGCGCATATAAACATGGGACAAATAAAGATTTTGATTATGCAGGATATAATCTTACAAAATTTGCGCCTAAAGAAGAAGCATCTCAGCAACCCGCAGGGCAAACAGCGCCGCCTAAAAGTAAAGTCATCATTAAGAATTGGAGCGAGTAATGGCCAGAAGCGTAACATTAGACCTCGATGACGGAACACAGGTTAAGTATGAAAATATCCCTAGTCATATTACACAAGACGCTATTATCCAAAGAGCGGAAAAAGAATCGGGGCGCGTAGTAACCGGAGGGAGCGCAGAAGCGCCAGAAGAAAAATCAACACTTCAACGGTTTGGTGAATATGTTGCTAATACACCGTCTGCAACGATGCAAAACCTAGGTAATATTTACGCTGGGGGAGCGCAAGGTGTGTCTAATATTGGTGTTAACGCAGCGCAAACAGTTAATGCCGTGTCGCCTGAAAAAGCTAACGAATATAAAGCCGCAATTCAACAGCAACTTCAAGGGATGGGCGCAAACCCAGAAAGCCTTTCATTTAAAGTAGGTGAATTTGGCGGTGAAACAGCGCCTTTAATGGCGCTTGGCGGCGCAGCAGGCGCTGGCGCTAGAATGGCAAAGCTACCTGAAAATGTCGCGGCGGCAGCGGAATCGTTTGGTCTTAGCACAGGGCCGTCAAAGCAGTACGCCAAAGACTATATCGCTAAAGTAGGTACTGGCGCGTTAATGAATACAGCGGCAGGACAGCTAATTGACCCTAATAGCTCAGCTATGGGCAATGCAGGGCTTGGCGCGGCAGCAGGCGCAATATCCGGCACGTTAGCGCCTGTTGCTCGTGGCGCAGCAACTATAGCAAAGCCTTTATTTGAGTCAGGCAAACAAGCTATTTTAGACGCTAAAATTATAGAAAGTTTGCGCGGTGCAAAACCGCCTGAAGCAGTTGAAAAGTTACGCGCGGGCATGACGCCCGAACAGCTTGCAACAGATATTCAATCTCCTGACCTTGCGGCTATTATTCAATCGTCAGAAAACAATAAAGCGACTGCGCCTGAATGGATGGCTAAACGTGAAGCTGAAAAAGAAGCACTAGCATCAAGAGTTAATCAGGCGCAAAGCTCGCTTAATGCAGTGCAACAAGGCGAATTGCCTGTTAGCAATGTGCCTAAAGCCATGCCATATCAAAACGTGCGTGATGCGGTAATTGCGCAAAAAGGCGCTCTTGAGGATACTAAAGCGGCGCGTACAGCAGAGCTATTACGGCAAGCAGAAACTCAACAAGCAGGGCTTGAAGAAGCTAAGCAAGGTATAGTTAACGCGGTGGCTCAACCTTCTCAACGTGATGTTGGCTTAACGCTTGCGGAAAAGAAAGCAGAGATGGAATCATCCGCTCGCGTAGAACCACGCAAGCTATACACAGAATCTTATAGTCAAGCGCCAGAAAAGTTTAGTTTTCAACCTTTAGTTGATGCGGCGGGGGACATTAAAAATAGCCTTTCTACGGAGATTGACCGCCATGTTGCGCCTAAAGTACATGAAATTTTAAAAGCGCTTAAAGGTAAAGAAAACGAAGCGCCTGAAATTTTAGGCGCTAATGGCAAGCCGCTCAACCCTAAAACGGGCGATTTACCCTTTGAAGGAACGCTAAAAGACGCGCATGATTTGCGGTCTGCCATATTAGCCGACCTTAGAAACATAAATAAATCGACTGATTCAAAAGCTAATTTAACAAAAAGTAATTTAGAAAAATTAGAAGCAGGTATTAATCAGACTATAGCGCAAGGCGTACCTGAAAACGCAGGAGAAACTTTTACTGGCGCAAATAAATTATTTAGAGAAACCGTAGCCGCGCCATATATGGAAGGTGAAGCTAAAAGATTAACGACAGAAAATACGTTTTCTCGCCCTAGAATTAACCCTTCAGAAGTAACAGATAGAGCGCTACATCCTGATTATGCAGTGGACTATGTTAATGCGTTTGGAAGTGACCCAGAAGCAATGCAGACCATTGAAACTGGTATCGAAGGTAAATTTAGAAATGCGTTAAAGAAAGGGGGTCAAGCAGGCGCAGACTTTATAGAAAAACACAATGAAGCGTTATCCACTTTAGATTCTGCGCCTGCTAGCGCGGGAATTAAAGACCGCTTAAGCGGATTCGTTCGTGATTTTGGTAGCGCAGAAGCTAAACAAGCAGCGCTTGGTGAGCAGATTAAAGCAATTCCTAAAGTGGTTGATGAATCGGTTGCAAATCAGCAGCGAATTATTAGCAAATCCGCTAAAGACTTAAGCGCCGCAACTGACCCTGAAAATTTAGCTAAAATAGCTGTTAATGCAGACGTTCGCACAATGGGGCGAATATTGCACAAATTAACGCCTGAAGCTAAACCTGAATTGGCGCGGCAAGTAATTGATAATGCGTTTGAGCCTATGACAACGGGCGTTGAAAATGCAGGTGCTAAGACAATTAAAGCGCTTGATAACTCTCGCATAGCGACGCTTTTAAAAGCTACTTATGGTAAAGAAGAAGGCGCGGCTAAATTGGCAGATTTTAAAGAAACCGCTAATATTCAGTCAATGCTTGAAGATGTAAGAAAGCAAACACCTAATCACCCTTACGACACCGCGCAAGCGTTGGACAACTTGACTGAAGGTAAACCGCAAATTAAACGCGCCGTAGAAGAAGTAATGGCGGCACTTCAAGACGAAAAGAAATTTGAAGCGTTAGCGTTAAAAGGTCGTCAAGTAGGTGAATCTACGCGCAAAGTAGCGTCTGAAGCTACGCCTCACACACCGTTCCAACTTTCTACGGGCGGCGCGGTATTAAAATGGCTTCACACTATCGCTACTAAACAAGCAGATAAAGCAATCGCGGATAAGCTGTCCAAAGAGCTTATGTCGTCAGAAGCATTTGCTAACGCAATTGAACGAGCGCAATCTCGTTTGCCTTATGACGAGCGAAACCTTAGAATAGGCGCAAGCGGTTTAGCAGGTCAAGGCTTATCTGCATTGCAATCACGCACATCATATAAAGGGGAACAATAATGGCTTTTAATGGCTCTGGGACATATAACCTGCCTGCTGGCAACCCCGTTGTTACCGGCACAACGATTTCATCAACAACGACAAATAACACTAACAGTGACATTGCAACGGCGCTGACAAACTGTATCACGCGTGACGGTCAGTCTACGCCGTCAGCTAACTTGCCAATGAACGCTAAGAAACTCACAGGACTTGCCGCTGGCACGTCTGCGGGGGACAGTGTACGCTATGAGCAGGTGGTGCTTACTGGCGGCGCATTAGGAACGCCTACGAGCGGTAATCTTTCAAACTGTACCGATGCAATAGCGTACGGTATAAAATCGGCAACAACAACTGTATCTGTCAGCGGAGCATCCGCGCCAACAACCGGACAAGCATTAATAGCAACAAGTTCAACTGCTGCAACTTGGCAAACTGTTGGCTCTGGCGCGTTGACGTTGTTATCAACTGTTACAGCGTCTGGCGCATCTACGGTTGATATTGAAACTACTTTTAACAGTACCTATGACGCATACCTGTTGATTGGGTCTGGGATTACCCAAGACGTAAATAACAACTCTATTTGGGCAAGAATGAAAATTGGGGGGTCTTACGTTACTTCGGCGTATAGATATGGAGCATTTCAAGTTGGCTCTGATATATCTCCAAACCCTACTGATGCGGGGGCGTCACAATCTGCCACATCATTACCTGTTATTGATATTTTAGGAAGCGCCGCTGAATGCAGCGCTGATTTTACTATGTGGATATATAACCCTTCTAGCACAGCGTTTTGTAAATATTATCTTTGCGATTCTATTACTAAACATAGCGCGTCGCAAATTAGGTCGCAGCGTAGTGTAGGTTCAAACGATGGTACTGCCGCTTTAACGGGAATACGATTTTATAATAAAGCGACGGCGGGACTTATATCAGGAAAATTTCGCCTTTACGGTATATCAAATTCATAAGGGGTAAAGATATGGCAAGATTTCACGCAACTTCAGAAGGTAACATACCTTTTACGGAAGAAGAAGAATTACAGCTTGATGCAGAGTTAGCAGAACACGCAAAAGAGCAACCTAAAATATTGATTAAAGCAGAGATAGCTGCGCTTGAAGCAACGATTACACCGCGCAGACAGCGCGAAGCTATCCTCAGTATCGACACCCCATGGCTTGCAGATATTGAGCTTCAAATCGGTCAACTCAGACAACAGTTAGCAGGGATGTAATGGAACATTTCATCTCTTTATTATTCCTTGCACGGGATGCCGCGCACCGTGAGCATTTGCGGACGCGTAGCTTTGCCGCGCACATAGCGCTTAACGACTTTTATCATGAGATTATCGAGCAAGCGGACGGCATTACAGAGGCGTATCAGGGCAGCTATCAGCTCCTTAAAGACCTTGAGATTATCGGCAGTAAAAATGTCGATAATATTGAAGATTTCTTAAAGAAACAAGTGACGTGGATTGATGAAAACCGCTATACAGTCTGCGGTAAAGATGACACGCCAATTCAAAACTTGATTGATGGTATTATGGAAACCTATTTTACCGTGCTTTATAAACTTAGATTCTTGAAGTGAGGTCGAGATGCCCGACGAAGCCTGCCGTTTAGCTAAAGTAGAACAGCGCATTGATGCACTAGAAGAAGTGTTTGAAGACAGAGGGAAAAAGCTAGACGCTATCATAGCCGCGCTTGACGAAATGAAAACCGAGCAAACGCGTTACAAAGGCTTTATTGGAGGCATCGTATTTACCGTTGGAGCGATATTTTCTTTTATTGCTTGGTGGACGAGTAAATAATGGAGTTCTTACAGTTTGCTTCGGACGTAGGATTCCCTATCGCGGCGGCGACTGGCGGAATGTATTTTGTCTACCTGACGCAGAAATTCTTGCTCGATAGTGTGCTTGAGAAGATTAAAAGCCTAATAGGCATCATCAAGCAACTTGATAAGCGCGTTACCGCTATGTCATGTGACATCACCAAAATTGATGATTTGGCGTCAACGGCGCTTAACATACCGCAAGAAAAAGACAGACCAAGACCACCTCCTGTTGAGAGGAAAGATTAATGGACGCCGATGCAATCGCTAAATATATTAACCAGTATGGATTCCCAATTATTGCCGCTGGCGGCATGGGTTATATTGTCTACTTTGTATGGCTTTGGGCAACCACCGTCGTAAAGCCTATTCTGCAAGAAGCCACAGACGCGCTAATTGAGCTAATCGACCAAGTGCGGGTGCTGGATAATGACATGATAAGACTGACGCAAAAACTGACCACTATTCTATTGCTACGGGAAAAGAAATGAAGATAGGCGAAAAAGGGTTAGCCCTAATTAAAGAATTTGAAGGTTGTAAGCTATTGTCATATAAATGCCCTGCGGGCGTGTGGACGATTGGCATAGGCTCAACTCGCTACGCCGATGGAACACCTGTGAAAGTCAATCAGGCGCTACCAACCGAAGCAGCGGCTTTGCATTTGCTTGCGCAAACGCTTGCCCCATACGAACACGCTGTAAACGCGGTTAAGGTCGAGCTAACGCAGAACGAGTTTGATGCGCTGGTATGCTTTTGCTATAACATTGGCACGGGCAACTTTGTTTCGTCAACGCTTGTTAAGATGCTAAAAGCCGATGAACCTAAGTCTGAAATAGCGGCGCAGTTTCTGCGCTGGAACAAGGCTGGCGGTAAAGTATTAGCCGGTCTTACTCGACGCAGAAATGCAGAAGCGGAGTTGTTTTTAAGCGAGTAAATCATCACGTTCACGAGTTGCGCGAAGGATGCAATAGCGCTGATGCAATCGCACTAAGATAGAGCGTCTACGTTTACCGTGACGCTCTGATTCAATCATCACCTGTAATTCACCTTCTGTGTAATTGTTCAAATTAAAGAAGATGTCGCGCCATGTTAAGTTGTTCATTTTAATTCCTCTAAGGCAATATCTGAAATTGCGCGTTTGTCATGTAGACTTGCAAATATGCGCTCGTCTACGGTTTTGTCTGTTAGCAGTACATAGCAATATACGGCGTTCTTTTGACCACTACGGTGCAACCGTCCAATAGTCTGCTCATATCTATCAAGTGACCAAGGAAGCGACAGGAATACCATTTTACTGCCGCCGAATTGGAGGTTAAGTCCATGCCCTGCTGATTTAGGGTGAACCAGTAGCAATTCAACTCGCCCTGCGTTCCACGACGAGATGACGCCTTGCTGGTCGATTGTTCGTGCGTTTGGGTACCGGCGTTTAAGTTCTTCAAGCTCTGCCTGAAAGTTGTACACGATAATCGTATTGGCGTGTTGGTTTTCTGCCAGTATTTCATCAAGACGGTCAAACTTGTGGCGCGAAAACCATGTGGTAGGGTGTCCTTCAATGTAGGAAAACCCGCTAGCCATTTGCTGTAGTTTGTTGACCACCACAGCGGCGTTAACCGCAATGATTTCTTTGTCTTCGTAGTACACCACAAAGTCTTTCTTCATCTCACCGTATTGCTTCATGTCCATCGCGCATTTGACTGGCACAACGTTAAGCGGAGGCAAAGTATCCATATACTCTTGCGTGTCGATAAGATACGTTGCAGGCTTAATTTCCGCCATTACGTCACGCAGTGAAGTGGACTTGGCTACCCACTCACCAAAGTCTTTGTTGAGCAGTACAAAATACGTTTGAAGAAAGGCGGTTTTGGATTTTCCGAGTAGCGCTGCGTCCACTATCTTGCACTGCCCAAACACGTCCTCAAGTCCGTTACTGGTAAACGAACCGGTAAGCCCCCATTTAATCTTGAAGTCTTTGATACGCGCAAACAGCGCTTTGAAGCGCTTGCCTGACGGATTCTTCAGAACAGTTAACTCGTCAAACACCACGCCATCAAAGTCAGGCAATGGCGGTAGCGTTTGAAGGGTATCGTAATTAGTCACAACCACCTGAGATGGCGCGTCAAATGCCGCTAGACGCTGATTTAGTGAGCCAACGGCGATAGATACGGTCAGACTTGGTGCCCACTTCGCTGGCTCTATTGTCCACACGTCCGTGCAAACACGCTTTGGCGCTATCACTAAGAACCGGCGTACTCTGCCCGTGTCGAGGGCTTCCTTCATGGCTGTCAATGTTATCGCAGTTTTGCCTGCCCCCACTGGGGCGAGAATCATACCCTTGTCTATTTGGCTCAAAAAGGCAACAGCTTCTATCTGATTGGGTCTTAGCATTGATAAATTTCCATCTTAAATACGCCGTTTGTGGGTGGTCTGCCATCATTGGGATGGTGCAGCAGGGGGTATAGCATATCCATACCCCATTCATCGTTTTGAGCTTTGGCTTCATCTATCCCGCCAAGGCAGCACAATGTCGCTTACCTTCAGGGGGATAAACGGTACCGTATCTAGCCATTTAAGCAAATTCATGTAGTTTTCCATATCTTCGCCACGAAGGCCTTTAATGGTTGGGTCTTGGTCTACTGGGTAACTTTTAAACGCATACATTAGAAATTCTCCAATTTGATTAGTCTGTCTAAATACCATCTTGCTTTGCGTAAATCTTCAACACCGCCTTTTTCTCTAAAGCGCCATTGATACTTAAAAACATTACCGCGCAAATACCCACGAAACTCATCTTGCGTAAGCATTGCTTCCATCGCGTCAATGCACTGCATCTTGTCGCCTTGATAATGCGCTGGCGCGTTTACACTATCGCTCTCATGTACACTGTCACCTCTTAACATAGCGTCATCTCCCAACGTTTAGGCACTAAATAGTGCGTTCTTAGAAATTCCATAAAATGCTCATTACGTCGCCTGCCCATTGGGCGTTTAGGTTTGCTTCTGGTTTCTTCGTCACGTTGTTTTTTAGCCATCAATTTAGCGCAGTTTGCTTCTAATAAACTTTTACGAAAATACGCGCGAGAGTATCCATTTTCTATTCGACGAATAAACGGTTCTCCGCGCATGAGCGCAGACACGCTAGGGTAGCGCAAATCGTTTTCGTCGCAAAAGTCAATCATGGTCATCTCATCTTCGCCTGCTTTAATAACCTTTATGTTACTAATGCTTAAGTTGCACGGGTTGCCATCTAAATACTCTACTGCGTCAGTATGCTTCGGATACCATCCATAAGCTAAAAACACGGCAATCTTCCACGCTAAAAAGTAGGAGTGCATACCGCTTTTCTTGACGTTAATGGTGGCGTTTTTGTTTTTCCAACTAAGCGCGGCAGGTGTGCTTGCGCCCCCTTTGTAAAAGTGACCTGTTGTGCTGTTGTATCGTATCGCGCTTCTTATAATCTCTAAATCTTTATCTTTCATTTCCACTTACCACGTCAAAAAATCGTAATCTGTCGTCCATCGTCAAGTTGTTTAGCGCTTTATATAGCTTGCGCGTTTCGCCGTTGTGCTGACGTACCAAGCGCCGGCATCTAGCACGGAAGCGTTGCTCGTTTAGCTCATTAATAAGTCCGAGCGTAAACACTTCGCTAGTAAATCTGTCTTTTAAGAAAGGGCTAAGCCCTATAAATATTTGTGAAATGTTCATCTTTGGTGCCGTATATCGTTAAAAATGGGTCTTCGTTCTTTGCAGCGGTCACACTCGCGGTATCCAAGGCTATTATATATGCGCCAATGGTCATGTTTACAGTCAACCGTTGTTGGCGCAGGCGTCACTGGTGATACGGGTTTTACTAATGACATAGCCAAATTCCTGTTAAAAATAGTATCCCGATATAAAACATTAGCGCTGCAACGTCATCGATTTGCATTACCCTTCCTCCAGTGCGCGAAGCATTAGTTTTAACTGCTCTATTTCTTTAAGGAGTTGAAGTTTAATTTTATTCAGCTCCTTTTTGTTCTTTCGCGCCATTTCTAAGCGCTTGAAGCATTCGTCTTTTGTCATTTTGACACCATGTTGCCTTGTACATCGCGCGTCATTTCATAAACGCCATACACTTTGCCGTCTCGTAACATAAACTCTCCAATATTTGTTTTGATGATTTCATGGTAGTGTCTGTGTGTTGCGTAAATTGTTAACGTTGACGCAATAGCGCCAATTAAGAACGCGCCGACTGCAATCCAAAGTAGTTCATCTTTCATTTTTTCTTTCCTTTAATTAGCGCTTTGATTTCATCTAAATCGGTAACGCGCCACAAGAATGATGGTGCGCCTGCTTCGGAGAATCGTTTACTGCCGATTGGAAATACACCTGACCGGCGAATATGGTAATCCATGCCAGAGCGACTGATTTTATATTGCTCACAGTATTTTTTTATCGTTGTTTCAGTCACCATCTACTCCAATGCCGTGCGTTTTTTCAGCAAATAGAACGCCCCTTATAAAAGCAGCACATTCCATAGGATTTTCAGGCAAGTTATCCCAAATCGCATCTTCACTCAAAGGCTTACGATTTAAATCACGCTCTGCCGCTGCATACCCCCGTTGATACATTTCGCGTGCCGTCTGCGGTGGTTGTTTTTCGTTCCATTCAATCAATTTTTTTATAAAACATTCTTCGTGCGGTTCGGTGCATTCGCCAATGTCATCATGAAAATTTTGTATTTCTTCAAGTTGTTTTTCAGTTAATAAGCTCATTCTACTACTCCAGTTGCGCTGTCATTGCAGACAGCCATAATCACCCGTGCTGGGCGTTTTGACATCTGGTAAGCACCAACAGCAAGATTCCATTCTTCTTTGGCGTTAGCGCATGCTTGGCGCGTGTCATAAGGTATTACACTTGTAGTGTACGCAATCGTTTCGTGCGTAGTCGTTTTGCCGCGTTTGTCAATATTAGTATCGACGGTTAAGAACGACAATGTTAAAACTAACGATGCGCTCATGATATTCTCCAGCTATTTAAATAGTTTTGTATTGCTTGACGTTCGCGTTCTTGATATGCGTTGTATGCAATCATTACAGCGTTTGGCTCTTTTGAGCCGTCATCGCCGCCTATTACATGAGAAACACCTTTTAAGTCTTTTGGTAAATTTTGACTTAGCCCGTTTTGGTAATGTGGAAGTTGATTTTTCATCTCATCACCTGTTTCATGATTTTACGAAGACGTGTAATTTCAGTTAGCGCTGACAAATGTAAACGCGCCATTATTAAGAAGCAAAACAGCATAATAAAGTATGCCAAATTGCTTTCATCAAGGTATTGTAAAAATTCAATCATTATTCTCTCTCCAGTTGTTAATATCTTCTTTGCTCCAAAGACAAGCGTACTTTTGATTAAGTTTGCCCATGTCTGATGCAAAAATTTTTTGCAGTGCTGACAGCTTGCCATCTGCGGTTTTAAGCTCAATAAACCATGTACTGCCATTAGGTAAACACACGATTCTATCTGCCACTCCCCGACAAGCAGGGGAGGTGAACTTATACGATTTGCCGTCCATTTCTTTGACGACTTTTACTAAATATTTTTCGATGTCTTTTTCTAACATGGCTAAAGTTTATCATTGCAAACTTTTCTTTGCAAACTTTTTTTGATATACTGCAACCTCACTAAACAATTAGAGGCTAAACTATGAGAGTACGCCAAAGAGGATTCAATCGATACGATGTGAAATGGCGCAGTTTTAAATACGCGATGTTTACTAGAGAGATGACTATGACGCATTTATTTAGAAAAGAACGCCCTTATAAAGTCCATGCGGTGCTAAAAAGAATAGGAGCAATCCGATGGTAAATGATTTGTACGAAGAAGAAATAAGTAAAGTGATTGCTCAACGTAATGAACTTGTTGCGCTGCTTGAAAGAGTTTTATTTGCTTGGTCAATGGGTAGACCACTATTAGAAGAAAAGGATTTGTATATGAATGCCCATTATTATTTAAAAGGATTGAAAGATGAATAAAGAACAAGCACTCCGCATTCTAAAATTGCTTTCCGGTTTAGAGATGTATGTTTTTATGCAAACCGATGTACCCGACCACCACAGTGATGAGCTGATTAAAATTATTGACGACTTATCTGACTATGTTTTGGAGAAAGACAAATGAGCCATTCAAGTATTGCTGGCGGTAGCACCGCCAAACGAGTTATCGCGTGTCCTGCCAGTGTTAATCTGGTGCAACAAATGCCACCTAAGCCATCGTCATCATATGCCGATGAAGGGACGCTTTGCCACCTTGCAATGGAAAAGTTACTCACTGAGGATAACTTTAACATTTACAGTTTGTCGTATGCGGGCATTGATATGACAACTGAGTTGGCAAAAGAAAAGATTGAACCGGCGCTGGCGGCGCTTGATGAAATTGACCCTTCTAAATCGATGGAGTTTACCGTTGAAGCTAACGTAAGCTACGGTGATTTCTTGCCTGACGTGTTTGGTAGCGTTGACCTTATTGGCAGATTAGGCGACCGCGCTGTTATCCTAGATTGGAAGTTTGGCAGTGGCGTCAGCGTGGAAGTGGAAGAAAACGAGCAGCTCATGTTTTACGCCGGCGCAGCAATGCGCACAAAAGGACTAGAATGGGTGTTTGATGGCGCGGCGGCTATTGAACTTGTGATTGTTCAGCCTCCGTCTGTTAAGCGCTGGAAAACCACCGCTAAACGCATTCGTGAGTTTGAGAAAACGCTCAAGAAAGCTATCGATTTGTCTGAAACACCTGATGCACCGTTAGCCAGTGGCAAACACTGCAAGTGGTGCGCGGCTAAACCAACTTGCCCGTTAATGACAGGTGAGGTAGATAGGGCGCTGAAAGCAACGCTAGATAATATTGATGCAGAATCTATTGCAAACTATTTACAACAATCTGAGATTCTGGAACAATGGATTACCGATTTGAGAGCGCTTGCGTTTCAAATGCTCGAAGCGGGTAAACCCGTCCCAAACTACAAACTTGTTGCAAAGCGTGGGACAAGAAAATGGACTAATGAGGCGCAAGCAGTTGAATCGCTTTTGGCTCTTGGTCTGACAAATGATGACATCTACGATTCCAAATTGGTTTCGCCGGCGCAAGCGGAGAAAAAATTAAAAGCTCTGAAACTGCCCATGCCGGATGATGTTGTCGCAGTGGTATCTTCTGGCAGTACGATGGCGCACGAATCTGACCCGCGCCCTACTGTCTTACTAATCGGGCAACAATTAACAAACGCCCTCAATAAACTTTAAAGGTAATCTAAAATGAACAACGTATCTGTATTTGGCAACGCCAACCTTCCAGCCGTAAATTCAATCAGCAACGCATTACGCAACATTCAAACTGACACCAACAGCGCAGGTGGCGTCACTATCCTTAAAATGGACAGAACAGGTCACTGGGTATATGGCGCGTCTGAAACTGAAGTGGACAACGATAGCGTGTGGGCAGTTAATCCTTTTAGTTTCACGCACGGCTTTATTGCGTGGGGTGAAGGTGAAGTGTTAGGTGAGAAAATGGTTAGCGTGACTGAGCCATTGCCACAAGTTGAACCTGCGCCTGCCGCTGCTAAACGCGGTTGGGAAACGCAAGTGGGATTTTCCCTCAAATGTATCGATGGCGAAGACAAAGGCGAAGAAGTACGCTACACCGTCACCAGCGTGGGCGGTAAACGCGCCGTACAAACATTAGCAGTCAATATCGCTAATCAGGTAGAAACAGACCAAACTAAACCTGTTGCCGTTGTATCTCTTGGTAAAGAACACTATCAGCACAAAGCCTATGGGCGTATTTACACGCCGATGTTTGACATCGTGGAGTGGATTAGCCTTGACGGTGAACCTTCAGAAGACACACCTCAAGAAGTCATCGAAGATGACGCGCCTGCCACCCGCCGCAGACGCGCATAACCGATAAGGAGAGGGCGGCTGAAAGGCCGCCTTTTTTTATGCCTATACTTTATATTGATTTTGAAACAAGAAGCGAATGTGATTTGCCTAAGCACGGCGTTTACAATTACGCGCAAGATTTGACCACTGACGTGCTGTGTATGTGCTACGCCTTTGATGATGGCAACGTGCAGACATGGACGCCTGATATGCCGTTTCCTGACAACGTTCGCAACTTCACGGGTCAGATACGGGCACATAACGCCGCGTTTGAGCGTTTGATATTCTGGTACGTTCTACAGATAGATTTTAAACTTGAACAGTTTTACTGCACCGCTGTGCAAGCACGGGCAAATTGCCTTCCGGGCAGTCTTGAGGATGTTGGTCGCGCTATCTCTAGTGAGATGCGCAAAGACCACCGTGGCAAAATGCTGGTCAAGCAGTGCTGCACTCCTCCTTTTAACACCAAATTGCTACCTGAGCTTATTGAGTATTGCCGGCAAGACGTGAGAACCATGCGAGCTGTATCGCAGTCGTTACGTCAGTTGTCAGATAGTGAGCTTGCAGACTATCACGTTAACGAACGCATTAACGACGCGGGTGTTCTCGTGGACGTTGACTTGTGTCGCGCCGCTATGCGTTACGCCAGTGTTGAGCTTGAGGAAATCCAATCTCGCGTCGTGGAGCTAACTGATGGCGCAATTAAGTCTGTTCGTTCACCGAAGATGCGTGAGTGGGTACTTGAGCGCGTTGGTGAGTCTGCACGAGCGCTGATGTGGAATGGTGAGAAGTATTCTATCGACAAAAGCGTTCGCGCTAACCTTTTATTGATGGACGACCCTGAGCAAATACCACCGCACGTTGCGGAGGTTATTCAATGCGCTGACGACTTGTGGGCGTCATCTGTAGCGAAGTTTAGCCGTCTGCTTTCTCTTGCAGATTTTGAAGACCATCGTGTGCGTGGCGCATTTGTGTTCAATGGTGGCAGTGCGACTGGTCGAGCGTCGTCTTACGGTGCGCAGGTGCATAACTTCACGCGTAAATGCGCTAAAGAGCCACAGCGGGTGCGTGATGATATGGTCGTTGGGCGTGATATTGTTCCGGTGCATGGTAAGCGTGTGACGGACGTTCTCAAAGGTATGCTTCGCCCTGCGCTGATGCCTGCCGCCGGTAATGTTTTTGTGGTAGCAGATTGGGCAGGTATTGAAGCGCGTGTGACGCCTTGGGCAAGTTTGCAGCATGGCAGTGAGGATGTGCTTGATGTGTTTCGCAGTGGCGAGGACATTTACGTCCGTGCCGCCGCAGGTATCTTTAATCGTCCGATGGATATGATAACGCCTGACCAACGTCAGATTGGTAAGGTGGCTATTCTGTCGTGCGGCTATATGGGTGGCGCGGGCGCGTTTGGCGCGATGGGTAAAGCCTATGGCATATCACTGCCTGAAGCGGAGGCTAAACGTACCGTTGACGCGTGGCGTCGCAGTAACTCATGGGCGGTGCAGTATTGGGGTGAGCTTGAGCGAGCATATATGTGCGCCATGCGCCATAAAGGTCGTGAGTTTACCGCGGGGCGCGTGACGTATTTGTTTGATGGTGTTAATTTGTGGTACGCCCTGCCGTCTGGTCGGGTGCTATGCTACCCGTCGGCATATATTGAAGATGGCAGCGTATCTTACGCTAAGGCGGCGTGGAAACCCGCTGCTGATGCAGTCGAATGGCCGCGAGCTAGGCTATGGGCTGGACTCGCTTGTGAGAATATTACACAGGCGATTGCAAATGATTTACTTCGTGACGCTTTGCGTCGAATCGAGCATAATGTCGTGCTTCATGTTCACGATGAAATCGTGCTAGAAGTGAAAAAAGAAGACGCGGCGACAGCCGCGCAAGACTTGGAAACCGTGATGTGTAGCGCCCCTGCGTGGGCAGAAGGTCTACCTTTAGCGGTTGGCGTATCAACATTAGAGAGATATGGAAAATGAATTTTATTACTTACTTGGAACGTATCGCGCCTGAAGGCGAAAGTATCCTTTTGGTCAAACAAATTGCTAAAGATAACGGTCAGTTTGCATGGCCTGCTTATCTTCCTTCTCGATACGATGGCAAAGGCGCGTGGTATGGCAATACCGCGTCTTTTATCACGTCACGCTTTAAAGATGGTAAACCGTCTGCGAGTGCGGGCAACTGCGAGTACGTTGCTTTTCTCGTGCTTGACGACATTGGCACCAAGAGTTTGCGTCCTCCTATCGAGCCGACATGGATAATGGAAACCTCACCGCAGAATTATCAATGGGGGTACACGTTTGCTTTAGATGATATGCCAACTAAAGGTGAGTTTAGCGCCGCTATTAAAGCAATCGCTGACGCGGGCTATACTGACAGTGGCGCGATTAACCCCGTGCGTAATTTTCGTCTTCCTGCGTCAGTGAATTTGAAGCCTGACCGTGCGTCGTTTAAATCTATTCTCGTAGAGTTTCACCCTGAGCGTGAATTTACCCTCGCGCAGATATGTGCCGCGCTTGATGTTCACCCCGCTGACGCTGACACAGCGTTTGTTCGCCCAATGGCTATCATTGACACAGGCAACGATGAAGTGCTGGAGTGGTTGTCTTCTCGTGGCGATATTTTAGAGTCTGCTAACGCTGAGGGGTGGGTGGGCGTTGTTTGCCCTAACCACGCTGAGCATACTGATGGTCAGTTGATGGGCAGATACCACCCACTTAACCGCGCTTACTGTTGCTTTCATGGGCATTGCTCGTTGTGGGACAGCCGTACTTATCTCGCGTGGGTGGCTGAGAATGGCGGCCCTAAACACTCACATGGTCTTCGTGAAGAAATATTGGCAGAGGTCATGCACACAGCGATTGGCAAACTCGAACCCACTGATATGTTCAGCACTGACGCGGCGGCGGCTATCATTGCAGAAGTCGAACAAAAGGAAATTGCGCGGCTTGAAAAGGCGGAGTGGTATCAACGCTTTGCTTACGTCATGTCAGACGATTCCTACTTTGATTTGCAAAACCGTCGTGAATTTTCACGTCAGACGTTCAACGCCGTGTTTCGTCATGTGTCGTGCAAAAGTATTCACTCTGACCGCAAGATTGAGGCCGCCATGAGCTTTGACGAGAATCGTCAGGTGATGGGCGCTAGAGTGCTTGCTGGTATTACCTTTGCCGCTGGTGACTCGGTAATTGCTACGCGTGACGGTGAATTGTATGGCAACCGATGGCGTGACGCCCGCCCAGATTCATCTCGTGGCGGAAATTTGGGTGGCAATATATCCCTATGGCTTGACCACTGTAAATCGCTTGTTCCTGACGAGCGTGAGCTTAACCATATATGGGATTACATGGCATTCAAAGTGCAGAATCCACGCGTTAAGATTAACCACGCTATTCTTCACGCAGGTGGACAAGGTATCGGTAAAGATACGATGTACGCCCCCTTCATATACGCCGTGTGCGGCCCTCACCTGCACAATTATTCGCTTATGTCTACTGACACCATTCAGTCTGCCTGGGGTTATCATTTAGAAGCAGAAATCGTGGTCATTAATGAGCTTAAAGAAGCTGACAGCGCCGCCCGTAGAATGCTAGCTAATAAACTTAAGCCTGTCATCGCCGCGCCACCTGAGATGCTGTCTGTTAACCGTAAAGGCCTTGCCCCGTATAACCTTGTAAACCGTCTTGCCGTGCTTGCGTTCTCTAATGACCGTGTGCCGTTATCATTGGAAAGCGGCGACCGTCGATGGTTTGCTACTTGGAGTACGGCAGAGCGCTTGCCTCCGCAATCAGCTACCGCTATATGGAAATGGTTTAATGACGGCGGTGGGTATGACCTTATTGCCAACTGGTTGTTCTTGCGTGATGTGTCTGCGTTCAACCCTGCTGCGCCTGCGCCTATGACAGACTTTAAAATGTCACTTGTGCAGAATAGTCTGTCCGCTGTTGAGTCGTCGCTGCTTGACATGATTACGCTGCGTATGGGTGAGTTTGCATCCGGTGTGATTGCCTCTCCTTTTCAAGCCATCTGTGAACGCGCCGCTATGTCGTTTGGCAGTAAACAATTTCCACCTGCTGCTTTGTTTCATGCACTTGAAGAAGCTGGGTGGGCGGATAAGGGGATGTGCAATTCGCGCTCGTCTAAGACTAAAAAGCACGTCTTTTGCGCACCTGAGTTTGCGCACATGAGTAAGTCTGCGCTGCGTGATATAACAGAGCAAAAACCTGTTGCAAAAGTTGTAGCGATTAAGTAGACTAGTTGCAACAATTCTCTCTAATTGTTAGTTCATGTGTTCCTCAATTATCGGCTCGGATGATTGGGGAATTTTTTAGTTATCAAGTCATAACAGACTGGCTCTAAGGTGGTCGCAATCATTAACGTGATGATGTTAACGCTCTATGGTGTAAGTCCTCACCTGTTATGACTTGATAGTTAATGCGTAGGCTGATGCGCTATGGAACGGGGTAGAAGCCCAAAAGCCTAGTGGAGTGTTACTGTAGGAGTAACTATCTCGAAAGAGTAAGCGTGTGTTAAACAGCACCACAAGCCGGAGATTAGCACCGGCAACTATCATTTTCAAGAATTCAGAAAAAATTTTGGCATTTGGTTTCGTGGCAAAATTTTGCAAATCGTTTCGTGGCAAAAATTGAGCGTTCATTAGATTTGAAATCCTAAGCATTCCCAAATTTGAAATCCTGAGCCTTCATATATACGCGTTTCATCACATTTACTTGTGATTTTACGCCCGCGCTTGTCATTGTATAGGGTGTTTTTATAACCTTTATTGGCTTGCTGCAAGCTGATTGAATGTTAGGCAATACTAGGGTATTGCTAAACTATTTATTGCAGTGTAACGGGCTTTATACGTCGTTAAATGATAAGCAATAAAAAAGGCCTGTTAAGGCCTTGCTATTGTTTGGGGCAATAAAAAAAGCGGCCTTTCGGCCGCCCTCTTGTTTAGTTTTCTAGTAGTATTGCCAAAATGGCAAACTTTACCAGTATTAAAAATATTATTATCATAATCTCATTGCCATAACAATATTGGTTTGAAACGTATCGCGATTAATTTGAATTAAGCTATCACGAAAACTTAGCATAATGTTTTCGTCTTTATAGCATTCAAGCGCATTAAGTAAATAGCCGACGTCAATGCCTTCACTTGCTTTTGTGCCACTTGAAGTAATAACTGGTACGCTTGCAAGCGTGGTGCCCTGATAATTAAAATTTAACGTTTTATTTGTAACAGTTAAAACCACGCCTTGTAATTTGGGTGGTAAAAACGGCGTAACGTCTTTTATCGCTTGTATTAACGCTTTTCTGTTAACGTCAATATCACCGTTAATTGTCGTATTAAACACTTTCGAAAAATCAGGATATCGATGGTCGATTAAGCGCGTCTCAATGGTCCAGTCATCACCCGTAAATTTAGCGTGACTTTCGGTCACTGTCATCAAACAAGATGTTTTAATTTTACTTAATATCAGTAACGCCTCTGTTGGAAATAGCGCACTAAAATCAGGACCCGTTTCGCCCATTGCCGTATTCATGATGAGCTGATGCCCGTCACTGCCGACAATTTGCAATTTATTGTTTTCTCTTTTAAATTGCATGCCTTTTAAATAATAACGTACCTCTTTTGGACCGCCCGTCATTTTTAACCACTTGGCATTTATAAAGCCGGCCGGGATATGCTGAATGCCTATAATTTTATTGTCATCTTTAACGCCTTGAAAAAACTCACGTTCAGATAACGGCAGCGCGTTACTTTTAACAGTTAAATCTGCATCAATATCAGTTAACTTGAATGCTTTGATTTTAGCTAATTCTAGTACCGCGCTTTTATTATGACGCTTATACAATTCAACGTTTAACATACCAGTGTTTATTTTTACACAATCACTTTCAAACTTTGCGACGTGATACCCTGCCGCGCGTTCTTTTAATGCTTGTTTTACTACTTCAGCGAAAATTATATTTTTCATTTTTAAACCTTATTGTTATTAGGTGCGAAATTACACCGCATAACGCGCTATTGCTAACGCGCTATACGTTGAAATCTTACGCGGTCCACGCCTTGCAAGCGCGGCGGCTTAAATAGTATTCGGCGCTGCTATCTGATAACCGATATTCTTTAAGCATTGCACGCGCCTCTTTCATAGTGCTAAACGCGTCAACAGTTTCAAGATAGCCGGCGCTTTTACGTTGAATGTAAATCATATCGCAGCTCCTACATTTGACGCGTCAAAACAAAAGGAATAGCCGCGCCCGTCCGCGCTGTCACCATATCGCATATTTTCAGGGTCCCATTCTAGTTTGTTTTTCTCTATTAAGGCCTTAACGGCTTGAAAGTGACACGCCACGCCACTCATCTCGCTTGGATATGAAATAGTCACTTGAAAGCCTTTGAAGGTTCCATGAGCTGCGGTATAGGCTTTAATTCTGCTACCACGCGAATTTGACGCGCTTATATATTTAGTGTGTATTGCAATCATGTCATTACTCTCTCTATTGTTAGATGGTAGCGCGGCCGGTCACGACCGCGCGCTAAGGTTAAATGAATCTGATTTTGAATTTTAGGTTATCAATTACTAAAATTTCATTAGCATGCAGCATTGCATTCAGGGTGTTGCTAATCGCCAGTATCTCACTTGTTGTTACGCGTTCAAATGTAATCGTGTTTTTATCGCTATCAAACGCGGTAACAGATAAACCTTGCGCAAGTAAAGAAGTATAAATAGCTAATGTGTTCATGTCGTTCTCTCTATAGTGTAGGTAGTGTAAACAGTCATCAAAATGGATGACTTGCAAAACATTATAAAGCAATAAACAGTAATTGCAATAGTTTTTGTTACAAAGGGTGTTTTGTAGGTAGCGCGTGGATAATATGTAGGCAGTTAAAGTATGGCTAGACTGCCTACGCGCAAGCCCCCGCCGTACTTGACTTGACGAAAGGTGTAGGTAGTGTAGGTAGTCTATTTATTATACAGAAAAAGTTATAATATATACCATAATAAAAATAAGGTATATAATAATATATATAAAAGAACGGCAGAAAAAAGACTGCCTACACTGCCTACAACCGCGCAACCCCTCGCCACCACTGGTCTGAGGCGTAGTCAGTTGCCCTGTTTTTAGTTACCTACATATACCCACTTAACTGACTACAAAGTAAAAGTGCAATGCTGACCCCCCTCATGATAAGTTATACCTTGCAAGCCTTATAAATCAATGACATACAATAACGTCAAATAATTGACACTTAGCCTTAAGCCCTTGCAACCCGCGTATTTCGTGGCCTGCCGCGATAGGGGGGGGCGTCTTTTGAGAAAAAAAGCGCAGGCGGGGTGGACTTGACAAGACGACTGGCGGGGGCATTATCTCCAACGTTTGCATTTTTCATATACTATTTGCATTTTCCATATACACCGTCAAATAAATGACACAACGTCAAATAAATGACGCATAGGGGGGGGGCGTTCATTTTCAAAGAGGGTGCAAAAGATTCACAGACAAAAAAGCCATTTCCATATATATTATAAATAATTTTTAACAAGCTAAGGATTCATGCGACCATGCAATCATTTCCATATTCACCAAGAGAATTAAAAGTTACAGAGGCGCGTCTGAGCGCAATTTACGAAGCGTCTGCGCTAGGGCTAAAAGGGGACAAGCTCGCGCTTGCGGCAGGGCTACTTCCAAGCGAGTATCGGCAGTTGTGCCAACTCGACCCAAACGTTGAGCTGATGGCGATGAAGGGGGCCGCTGACGCAGAGGCGCAAATGGCACGGGTGTTAAAAGAAGCTGCGCTAGGGGGCGATACAAAGTCGGCATTAGCAATTCTTCAAAATGTACACGGGTGGGCAAGTGCTAAGGAACAGAATAAGGTGGCGTTTGGCATCACTAACGCGGACGGTACAGCGGCAAGCCTTGTCATAGGGTGGGAGTCATGAAGGTTGTCATCCCCTACAAGCCAAGAGATGTGTTTAAGCCGCTACACTCAAGAAAAGAAAGATGGGCAGTTGTGGTCGCTCACAGAAGGGCGGGCAAGTCGGTAGCGTGTATTAACGAATTGATAAAGTGTGCTTGCACAGACTCTAGTGGGGATGGTAGGTATGCCTACATCTGCCCATACTACTCACAGGCAAAACAAGTAATCTGGGATTATTGTAAGACGTTTACAAAACCCATACCCAACATAAAGGTGAACGAAAGTGAATTACGACTCGATTTTCCAAACGGGGCGCGTATTCAGTTATTTGGTGCTGACAATCCTGACAGGTTGCGCGGTCTTTACTTTGACGGGATTATTGCTGACGAGTATGGCGATTGGAAGTCAACTGTATGGCCGTATGTTATCCGTCCTGCGCTGGCTGACCGCAAAGGGTGGGCGATAATTATTGGGACGCCAAAGGGTAAGAATAGCTTTTACGAACGCTTTGAAGCGGGCAAGCAAGACAAGGACTGTTTTACCTTGCTGCTTACTGCATCTAATTCGGGCATCCTCGACCAAGAAGAAATTGACGCGCTGAGGAAAGAGTTGTCGGAGGATGCATGGCTACAGGAGATGGAGTGCAACTTCGACGCGGCGATACCGGGGGCTATTTACGGCAGAGAAATGTACGAAGTGGGGCAATCGGGGAGAGTACGGCCTTGCTATGACCGCAAACTCAAGACGTATGCGGCTATCGATTTGGGGTGGAGCGACGACACGGCGATTTGGTGGTTTCAGGTGGCCGGCAAAGAGCTTAGGTTTATTGACTGCTACAGCAACAGTGGAATGCCTATCGCGCATTATCATGACATTTTGCAGAGCAAAGGCTATGATTATGGCGAATGGTTATATCTGCCGCACGACGCGAAGGCTAAATCTTTGCAGACGGGCAGAAGTATTGAGGAGCAATTTCGCTCGCTTGGTTGGTCACCTAGAATTGTCCCAAATATATCACTTATGGACGGGATACAAGCCGCTAGGTTATCATTAGCAAACTGTTGGTTTGACCCAAGCTGTAAAGAGGGGATGGAAGCGCTCACACAGTACCAAAGAGAGTATAATGTGGAGAAAAAGGTGTTTAATGAACGACCCAAACACGATTGGACATCTCACTTTGCTGATGCTTTCCGGTACGCGTGTCTTG